CAGTTAAAAATAACGGAACAATCTACAGGGGAAAGCCTTAAAAATTTTACGTTCAGCAAAGACTGCCTGGTGATAGCAGACCGCGCGTATGGCACAATAAAAAGCATAGGACACTGCCTGGATGCAGGAGCTGATTTTATTCTGCGGATCAAGAATAAGGCATTTAACATGTATGATAGAAGCGGACAGAAAATCATATTGGCTGACTGGCTTTTGACAGTCGGTGAAAAAGCTGCTGAATGCACGGTATATATAAATGGGAGTGATAAAAAACGGACTGCTTTAAGGCTCTGTGCCATAAAGAAAACAAAAGAAGAAATACGGGCAGAAGAAAAACGGTTAAAGAAATTGGAAAGTAAAAAACAAAAAACCTATAGTGAAGAAACAAAATTTACTCACCGGTATATGTTTGTGATTACCTCTCTTCCAGCAGAAATTTCTGCGGAGGAAATCCTTGCATGCTACCGTTTACGCTGGCAGGTCGAGCTTGTGTTCAAAAGATTGAAATCGCTGCTGCAGTTAGGAAACATCCCAACCAAAACAAAAGAATCCGGGGAAGTTTGGATCAGCGGGAAAATCCTGCTGTCGCTTCTTACAGAAAAATATCTTGGGGATATTGATTTTTCCCCCACTTGGAACATCAGAAGAAAACCGGAGTATATGGAGGGAGACAAAACTGACGTCATTTATAATTTTTATGATGATACTGCCCAATCAGGCGGCAATGTCCGTTGATATTCTGGAATTGATACAAATGTCATTTATTGAAAAACGAAAAAATCCAAGACAGCAGCTTATTCGGTTTTTGTTAAGTTAGTGCATATGGTGTCCATCCCCGACCTTAACATCCGGAAAGGCCCTGGCACTGACCACGGCAAGACCGGGAAATATACCGGAGCCGGCACTTTCACGATAGTGGAGGAGGCAGACGGCGAAGGCGCATCCAGGTGGGGATTGCTGAAATCCTACCAGGAAAAGAGAGACGGATGGATTTCGCTGGATTACGCAAAGAGGGTATAAATGGTCTTACGCCTGCAGGAGTTCCTTTTGGGATTCCTGCAGGCGTTATTTTTTTTTGTGAAAACACCCCGCCGAACTGCGGTTCAAATCTCCGTATAGTGAGGAGGCGTTTTTATGACTGACAGGCAAAAAGACCGGATACGGCAGATGAGGGCTGCTGGCTATGGATATATGAAGATTGCGCAGGAACTTGGCATTTCAGAGAACACAGTAAAATCATTCTGCCGGAGGAAGGGACTGAGTGCGGGGAAAATAAAAGCAGCAGTGCCGTCTGCGGATGGGGATAAGGGTATCTGCCCATGCTGCGGGGCAGAGGTAAAACAGAATCCGGGACGGAAAGCCAAGAAGTTCTGTTCCGATAAATGCCGCAATAAGTGGTGGAACAGCCACCCGGACCAGATAGAACGGAAGGCACGTTATGAATTCGTGTGCGCTTACTGCAAAAAGCCGTTCACGGCCTACGGCAATGCCGGCAGGAAATACTGCTGCCATGCGTGTTATGTGGCTGACAGGTTCGGAGGTGGCGCAGATGAGTGAGGAGCAGTTCCAGAATGAAAAAATGTACCACGCCACCATGAACATAGCGAAATCCCTCATGGAACAGGGGGCAATGACGGCAGAGGAGTACGGTCAGATTGATACAATTTTCCGGGAAAAATACCGCCCGATTTTGGTTAGTTTACAGACCGAAATGAGTGGATATAAAGCCGATTCTATGGCATCATGTGACACTGACAAGGAGGGATGATATGCCGAGAATCAGCGTAATCGGGCAGGTTCTGCCGGAACTGAAAAAGAGGAAGAGGGTGGCGGCTTATGCCAGGGTGTCGATGGAGACGGAAATGCTCCTCCATTCCCTTTCCGCGCAGGTCAGCCATTACAACGGATTGATACAAAAAAATCCTGATTGGGAGTTTGCGGGCATATATGCGGATGAGGGCATCAGCGGAAGAGACACAAGCCACCGCGATGACTTCAACAGGCTGCTTGCGGACTGCGATGCCGGGAAGATTGACATGGTGCTGGTAAAGTCCATCAGCCGTTTTGCGAGGGATACCGTGGATACTTTGACAGCAACGAGGCACCTGAAGGAGCTTGGGATTGATGTTTATTTTGAAAGGGAACACATCCATTCCATTTCTGACGAAGGGGAGCTGCTGCTCACCCTGCTCGCGTCCTTCGCACAGGAGGAATCGCGCAGCATTTCCGAAAATGTGAAGTGGGGCATCCGGAAACGGTTTGAACAGGGCATCCCGAACGGGCATAAAGCGCCATACGGATATGAGTGGGACGGGGAAATGTACCGCGTCATACCGGAGCAGGGGGAGGTCATAAAGGAGATTTTTGCAAAGTACCTTTCCGGCACATCTGCCTATGGGATTGCAAAGGAGCTTTCGGAACGCGGCGTCACGGGGCAGAAGGGCGTGCCGATGGACGACTCCACCATCAAGTTCATCCTCACGAACCCGTCCTATACGGGCTCCATGCTCCTGCAGAAGAATTATATTTCCGAGGGGCATACGAGGAAAAGGAATAAGGGCGAGCTGCCCATGTACATGGTGGAGGGTATGTTCGAGCCGCTCATCCCGCAGGCAGATTTTGAAAAGGCGCAGCTCATACGGGAGCAGCGGGCGGATGCCGCCGCCAATAAAAACCCCACGCTCACGGCTTTTTCAGGACTGGTGAAATGCGGGGAATGCGGCCGTTCGGTGAGCAGGCGCACCACAAAATACGGCAAGAAATGGAACTGCAATACCAGGGAGCGCAAAGGGAAAGATGTGTGCGGGCTCCGGCCGGTCTATGAAACGGAGCTGGAGCAGGCGGCGGCCGCCGCACTGGAGCTTGCCGCCTTTGACGGGGTGGCAGTCCGGAGGGAAGTCGAGCAGATTGTCATAAATGCAGACCGCATTGAGTTCCGCATGAAAAGCGGGAAGGCAAGAGAGGTCATGCGGGCATACCAAAGAGGCCGCAGCGCATTTTCGCAGAAAATCACCTGCGGGTGCTGCGGCAGGAAACTGGAATGCGATTACTGGAAGATGGGTCCGAAAGGGCAGAAGGAAAAATATAAGGTTTGGGTGTGCCGGGGGTGTTCCTTCCGCAGGCTGCTGGATGATGAATTCCGAAAGGCAGCGGCGGAAGTCCTGGGGCGGGAGGATTACGAACCCCGCTTTGTGAAGGAGATTGCGGGAGTGACGGCATACGGGGACAGGTTTGAATTTCACTTTACGGATGGGGAGGTGGCAGAATGGCAAAGAAAGTAACAACCATACCCGCCACGCTGAACCGGTTTGACTCCAGTCCGATTGCGGTGGCGAAAAAGCGGAAGACGGCGGGGTATGCGAGGGTATCCACGGATTCCGAGGAACAGGCGACAAGCTATGAGGCACAGGTCGATTATTACACCCGGTACATAAACGGCCGGGAGGATTGGGAATTTGCCGGGGTGTATACGGACGAAGGCATCTCTGCAACGAACACAAAAAAGCGCGATGGTTTTAACCAGATGATTGAGGATGCCCTGGCGGGGAAGATTGACCTCATCATCACAAAATCGGTCAGCCGGTTCGCAAGGAACACGGTGGATTCCTTAACGACAGTACGTAAGTTGAAGGAGAAGGGCATCGAGGTTTATTTTGAAAAAGAGAACATCTACACGCTGGATACCAAGGGGGAGCTGCTCATCACCATCATGAGCTCCCTTGCGCAGGAGGAGTCAAGGAGCATTTCAGAGAACACCACTTGGGGCAAGCGGAAGCAGTTTGCGGACGGCAAAGGCAGCCTTGCCTACAGCACTTTCCTCGGATATGAGAAAGGCGAGGACGGCAGCCTGAGAGTGAACCCGGAGCAGGCAGAAACGGTAAAGCTGATATACCAGCTTTTCCTGCAGGGACTGAGCCCGTATGCCATCGGCAAGAAGCTGACGCGGCTTGGCATCAACAGACCCGCGAAAAAGCTGACGGGGCTCGGCATCAAAAGCCCCGCGGGGAAGGACACCTGGCACCAGAGTTCCGTCAAGAGCATCCTCACCAACGAGAAGTATAAAGGGGATGCGCTCCTGCAGAAGCAGTACACGGCGGACTTCCTCACCAAAAAGCGGAAGAGGAACCAGGGGGAAATCCCGCAGTATTATGTGGAGGGGAACCACGAGGCAATCATCCCTCCCGAAACATGGGAGCTGGTGCAGGAAGAGATGGAGCGGAGGAAGAGCATGGGCGCAAGGTACAGCAGCACGAGCATATTTTCCTCGAAAATCAAGTGTTCCGAGTGCGGGAACTGGTACGGCTCCAAGGTGTGGCACTCACAGGACAAATACCGCAGGGTGATCTTCCAGTGCAACCGCAAGTTCAAGAACGATAAGAAATGCCGGACGCCGCACCTTACAGAGGACGAGATAAAGGATGCCTTCGTGAAAGCCGTCAATGCGGTCATCCCGGAAAAGGATGAGCTGATAGCGAACACCAAGGTGATGATGCGGACATTATGCGACACCACGGAGCTGGAGGTGGAGCAGAGCCGGTTTCAGACTGAAACGAGGACGGTGGCGGAAATGGTAAAAAGGATTGTGGCGGAAAACAAAGCTGAAGCCATGGACCAGGAGGAATACCAGAGACGCCGCAATGAACTGGTCGCCCGGTATGAGGCGGCAAGGGACGGGTACGAAAAAGCATCCGGGGAGATTTCCGACAGGCAGGGAAAGAGGAAAACCTATATGCGGTTTATCGGCGGGCTGCAAAAGCTGGACGGCTTCTGCGGAAAGTTTGATGAGGAACTTTGGACGGCGCTCCTTGACTACGCCACGGTTTATGCCAGAGACGACATCCGATTCACTTTCAAGGCGGGGAACGAAGTGAAAGTTGATGGATAGGTAAAAATGTGTAAATTTCGCTATTTAATATAGAAAGAAAATTTTTTTCTGGGCCGGAATAATCAGTTTCCGGCCCGCATTTTTTAGGTTTAGGGGGGTGCATTTAGGGGGTGCATCGTTGAATTGTATCAATTTCGTTGTACCGATGAATCCGTGTAAATGCGGATATTTTCCCGATATGGCCCGGTGCCGCTGCACGCTCGGGCAGGTGCGGAATTATCTCGCCCGTCTGAGTGAACCGCTGCTCGACCGCATCGACATCTGTGTCGAGACGGAGAGGCAGGAGGGGTTGTTTGGCGG